AATTGATCTGCTTGAACTCTTATTCCAGTTAGCAAAACCGGGAGTAAACTTCCTTAGAGAAAGGAAAGATTAACCATTCAAGATGGTTAAAATCTTTTCCATTGTTACTTGCTGGGAGTATGTCACCAAGAATGCCACTGCTGACATTCTCTTTTCGGCCTCCTCTTGATTGTAACCATCCCAACTCCAAGAGACGGTTAACTTGACATTTAACCTTTGGCCGAATACCCACTGTTGAAGGTCGCGACCTAAGGCAATATCCCTGGCATCGCCAGTTCTGTTAAGCAATAGTAGATCAGTATTTTGATCTTCGAGTTTTACAAATAAAGTTTTCATAGCGAAATCCTTTTGTTGTTGTTGTTGTTGTTGTTGGTCTGTTTCAATCCTCTATTGGATCTCATCAGTACGAGGAAAACCTCGTATACATACCGGGGTGGGCTAAAAACTTTCAAAATTATTAAAAAAACATTAATAAATACCTCCCCTCAATTTACACTATATCTTTTTTTAGACTAGGCATTTTTAGACCCGGGTACCCCTATAATTTGCTTTTCCTTTTCTTGCTATTTTGCTATTTTAAAATTTATAATTATATATCTTTTTTCCCTATATGGAGAATTTTATGTCTAAAGAAGAACGCCAATTAGAATACTTTAAAAAAATTTCAAATGATGATCGCTATAGTAAATACTTAAATCGTCTTTCTGAAAAACAAGTTAACAAGATTAAAGCATCTGTTGGTCATCAAGGGGTTTATACTATCTCCCCCATTATTTGCCAAGGACCAGATAAGTGTCCTTTTCTTTCTCGCTGTCCTATTCCTGACTATGACGATAACGGAAAGTTGTTAAAAGGTAAGCTAGATGATTATCCTGTTAACCAACCTTGTATAGTAGAAAAAATTTTTATCGAACAAAAGATTTTAGATTATATGAAGCATTTAGATGTTGATCCTACTAATCCTGTAGAGATGTCTATTGTAGATGAGTTATCTCTTATTGATTTATATAAGAATAGATGTATGACAGTATTATCTAGTGGAGATAAGAATGGATTTGGTAGAGATTTTCTTTTAACTGAAGTTACTGGTTTTAATGAAAATGGTGATGTCGCGACTCAAACCAAGTTACATCCTTTATTAGACTTAATTGATAGGTTAGAGAGAAGAAGAGAGAAATGGTTAGAGAAATTGATGGAAACTCGTAAAGCTAGAGCAGAGTTTATTTCTAAGATGGATGATAGTACTAATTCTAAAGTCTTGGGTGAAATTCAAAAGTTAAGAGAGGCTTTAATAAATAACTCTGAGTCTGTTATTATGATTGGCGAGGAGATATTGTTAGATGATCACGACTAATCCAAAATTTGCTAGCTATTCTTTATCTGTATTAAGTCCTACTGGTACATTTGCAATGCAAGGTTCATCAGGGGAAGTACAGGTAATTAAAGATGCTGAACAAGGACAAAAGTTTAATATTACTTCTGGTACACGTACTCAATTAATAAATAAACCGCCGTTTGAAGAGAATATATTAAAAAACGCCGTATTATTTGATATTGAAACTCTTGGTGTACAAACTCAAACAATACACGAAATGTCTTTGTTTGATTTAGAGAATAACAAGCTAACTGTATTCTTACCAGAAAATAATCTTATTAGAGATGCTAATCATGATATTAATGCATTTAATATGGTATCTAGTTCTAAGAGAGAGAAAGTAGATGTACTTAAACAGTTAGGTGATGATGCAAAGGCTAAATTATCTTTTAAAGATATTGCGTTTGCTGATTTCTTAATGAATAGAAAAGCGTATACAGAATTAATTCAAGAGACTAGTGGAAAAGCAGAATTCAATGCATTTAATAACTTACTTACTAATTTACAAGCAATAGACGATAATGCAAGTTTAGATGCTGCTAATAAAGAGAAACAGAAAGCTGCGTTGCTTTTTAATGATGCAAATGTTTCTATGCTTAGGGACAAATCTTTATTGAAAGATGCCGGATTTAATAAAGCTTTTGAGAGAGACAATCAATATTTAGCTAGATACATACTTGAAGGTTCTGAAGCATTTGAAAAATTTCAAAAAGAACAACCAGCGCTATCTAAATTCTATTCTTATTTATCTGAAGCTTCTGGCAAGTTTAATCAAACAGATTTAACTGAATTAACTGAATCTTATATTAAATCACTTGGTACTTCTGGTAAATATACTGCAGATCAATTAAAAGGTTTGAATATTGAAATTGTACAAGGCAAACCAATGGATCAGCTACTTAAAGATGTAGCTTCTAGAATGCAAGATAAAACTGTATTTATTGCAAATGCAGCGTTTGAATCTAAACAAATTGGCGCGCAAATACAAGCCTCTGTAGAAGATCAATTAAATCAAAGAATTACAGCCAAAAAAGCGGAATTAGGTTTAACTGCAGATCAGGAATTACCAAGAAAGATTCTTTCTGCAATTAAAGAAGAAGTATATAGTGAACATAATCCTTTTGCAAAGGTTGGTTTTGCAGGCTCTGTATCTACTGGTGAACCTTTTTATGTATCTGGTATTGAATATAATGCTGCAGCTACACAAGGTAGAATGACTGGTAATTATACTGGATTAGCTAAACAGATATTACAAGGTACTGCACCTGGCGAAACAAGAGACATTCTTGACATATTTAGAGCAGAACAATCTATGCTTAAAAAATATGATATTACTAGTGCAAATAGACCAATTGCTTTATCTGTTGAAATGCAGGGTAGGTTACATAAATTTACAGAATTAATGATGTCTGGCGCGTCCGAAGAAGAATTAAAAGAAACGCTAAGTAAGTTTAAAGAAACACACACTTCTTCTCTTGACGTTATGGTGCATGAAGCTACTGCATTAAAGCAATCTGTAGTACAAACAGAAGCTTTATTTGAATATATGACTAGAACAGATAGAGGTAAGGACTTATTTAAATTAGCCAAAGAAGGAAAAGGTGGATTATATCAAGCTGTTGCTTACGGCAAGATACTTGAAGATTTAAGTCCTAAATTAGAAAAAATTGCTCTACAACAAAGAGTAGTCACTAATCTTAAACAAGTAGAAGAATTTGGTTATGCTACTCAAGCTGAAGTCACTGGTATTAAATATAGAGAGCAACAAAGAGAAATTGGAACTCCTGATAATAGGTTTTTATTAAAAGAGAAATTAGCTACTCCTAATTATGAACGTAAAGAGTTAATGACTTTTGAAGATTTTAAAAAATCAATTTTAGAACAAGAGATATATGATTATAAGGGTAAACCACAAGATTTTGTAGAGATAGAAAAAGGATTGCTAGGTAGTGGTTTTATTAAACCATTAGGAGAGGGTAAATATGAGTTTGTAGATCATTTGACTAATATAGAAGATCAAAGTGATGCAGCTAAAGAAACAAGGTCTAAATTTAAAGATTATATAAAGGCGCAAGAAAATAAAGTTTCTGAATCTATTAAATCAGTAGAAGAATATTCTGAGAATTTCAATTTAACTAACTTCAAGAATAGCGTTAATAAATTCTTTGGAATGAATAATCTTGAAGATATTAAACCAGTAGAAATTCAACCGGGATTTACTAAAAAACTCACTCCAGAACAAAAAGCTGCACAAGAAGTAAGATCTACTACTAAAGCTTTAAACCAACATTTAAGTGAAGCTAGATCTCACTTTATGTTTATGATGAAAGATTTCTATGGTAAGCCTCAATTTAGCGATATAGAAGCTGCGTTAGACGATGAACATCATGTAGTCAGTAAATTAAATAATACTACTACTCCTGAAGTGAGACAATTATTTGAAGATTATAAAAATACTGGAGAAATTACAGTTGGCAAAACTAGAAAACAAAAACCAAAGACTGCAACTGCAGAACCTGAAATTAAAAAAGCTTTTGTAAAAGATTATTTAGAAGCGCGCTATCATGAAGAAACTGGTATCAACCAAGACTTAAATAGAATCACACCTGCGCAACAAGAAACTTATATTGCCGGACAAAAAAGAATATTACAACAAGCTGCAGAGAGAGAATTACTTTTTGGTACGCAAAATATTCCAGAAGCAGAAAAACAAATAAATGAGCAAATAATTTACGGTAAGAAGACCGTTGGTGAATATAGACAAGACTTTTCTACTTACAAACAAACTGGTGAAATAAAAACTTCTTACGGTGCAAATATTTTAGATGAATCTTTTTCTAAAGATTCAAGCGATGCCGATAAAGCAAAAAGATTTTCTCAAGTTGTATTCGAAGCGGAAGAATCCGCTAGAATGCCATTAGGAGCTTCAGGAGAAGTACTTAAATATACAGAACCTGAAATTAAGAATTATTTAATAAATAATGAAGTTCCAACTTCTTCGCCAAAAGTATTAGCTGAAGCACCAGCTATAATTGAACCTACCGTTAAGCCTAATGCAGTTAATATAGAAATGCCGACTGCAAAACAAATAAACGAGATTGCAGAACCAATAATGAAAAGAAATCTAAACCAAGGTTTAGATCAAGTCATTAAAGATTCATTTAGAAGTTCGAAAGTAATGAAGGGTTTAGGTGTTTATGCAGCTGGTGCTGCGAGTTTGGGTTTATTAAGTTTAGCTCAAGAAGATTTACCAAAAGAAAAATCGTTAGTATCTCAAGATTATAGTTCTTGGTTTGAAAATCAAAAACAATATTTTGGTAGCGAAAGTAATTTTAAAACCGCAATTAATAAGAAATATGAATCTACTTTTGAAGGTTTACCAGAAGAAGGCTTTGCTTCTTATTTAAGAAAGATAAACACAGACTTTGGTTCTCCTTATCAAGGTCCAGAAATTTCTCAAGGTGTATTTGATAATCAAAGATTAATGAATGAACGCCGTAAATATATGCGACAAGTATTTGCAGATCGTAATTTTAGAGAAGGTGGTGAAATTCACGATATGCTTAGAAGTTTTGTTTCTTTTAGACCAAAGTTTCAAAGAGTACAACAATTATATAGCGAACATGAACAAGTAGATGACAGAACTTTAGCAGGATTAAAAGGTAAAAACTTAGTAAAATTAAAAGTAAGTGACGAATATCAAATAAATGTAGAAGACGCAGATACTATTACCTTACAAAGAAAAGGGGTACCAAATAATAGTCTTGCTGCGTTTATGGGATCTAATAGTTTTAGTTTCCGTTTAGCTGGTATAGACGCTCCTGAAACTGCACACGAAGGAAGAGCATCTCAACCACACGCAGAAGAATCTAAGAAGCTATTACAAAATTTAATTAGCAAGGGTGAATTAGATATTGTTGTTGATCCAGAAAATGTAACTTATGGTCGTCAAGTAGCTACTTTGTTTTCTAAAGGAAAGAATTTAAACTTAGAATTAATTAGAGAAGGTGCTGTATCTTATCTCCCTTTTAAAGGAAAGGGTCAGCAACAGATGTATGATCAGAAAGCGTATGCAGCTGCTCATAAATATGCATCAGAAGCAAATAGAGGTATGTGGGCTGAACCTTATTTCCAAGTATATGCTGACATGATGCGACGCACTGGACAATCAATTACTTTTAATACTTTGGTAAATGCTCAAGAAACTGCAAAGAATTCCATTACAAGTAATATTGCCACAACAATGGAACAAGCACAACAAGAAGGTGAATATACTCAAGCTCAAAAAGAAGAGATGAATTTAATTGCGGAAGATATTAAAGATAGAAAAGGTTTGCAAAAATCACAACCTGAAGTCTTTAAATCTTTAGAATTAAGAAAACAGTATGAAGAGACTAAAAATACAAATCCTTTAAAGGATGATTTTAGTGGACGTTTTGTTGATGGTTCTTTAAATAATCAAAAGTATAATTCTCATTTAGATGAGATGTCTTATGATTTAAAGAGATTAATAGAATCAAAAGGTAGTAAAAATTTAAATAATAAAATGAAAACTACTGGTTCTAAAAGAAATAACTTAGATTTAGTAGAGAGTGGTATGAACGCACAAAAGAGTCAATCTATTACTCAAACAAATCCACAAATGCACATAGATAGAGAGAAACGTATAATGAGACAAAATGCAATGCAAGCCATGCAACATAAAGCTTTGCTTAATTTAAAACAATCACCAATAAACCATCATAGGATGTAAAAATGGAAGTTAATAATAATTTAGATTATGCAAATGATAAATCGTTAGGTTCTGCAGCGTTTAATACTTTAAGTACAAGTGCTTTAGTATACACTGCTGCTAAAAATTTAAATCATTTAAGCACAGGTGGCGCTCAATTCTTTTTAAACGCAAATCCGGTAAATACTGCTTCTACAAGTGGTTCTGCAGCTGCGTTTATATTTGAAGAAGTAGCAGGTGGACCAAAGTATTCAAATATTCAACAACTAGGCTCTCAATACTTAGATACTAGTACTAATAAAATTTTAGATCCTGCAAAAGTAGAATCAGCTATACTTAATAATCAAAAGAATGTTGGTGCTTTAAAAGGCGTCGCTATTAATCCTATGGGTGGCGTAGGTATGGCTTTGGGTTTGGGTATGACTGCATGGACTATGTACGATAGCTACCAAACAGATGGTATGCAAGGTATGGCAGAAGCAGCATTAGCATCTAGTATTGCTTATCCATATGGTTTTAAAGCTACTATGCGTACTGAAACTATTAATATATCAAATTTGCAAAATTATATGCGAGATACAAGATTTGAACAAATGGCAAAGAACATGGGTTTAGATAAAGCTGATTTAGAAACAAAAGTTAGAAATGGCAGTACTTTAAAATTAGCAGATAATAATAGATGGTTTACTAATAATTTTACTGGAAAGGGTAATATTCCTTATTTGTCAGTTGGTCTTGGTATGATGGGACCTATTATGGGTGCGGCTGTTTTTGGTAATTTAGGTTTTGGTATGGGTAAAGCAATTGGTAATGGTATTTCGAATATGCTAGGACAAGGAGATTCTATGGCATTAGGAACCTTAGGTGGTATTGCTGGTGCAATGGCTATGGCTCCTATTGGTGCAACAATTATGAGAAGTTTCAAAGGTGCTTTGGGTTTTGGTGCTTTAATTGGTGGTGGTGCAATTTTATCTAAAACTGCTGGCGGTTTTATTTCTGAAGGCATGAAAAGAATATCTCAAAACAAACGAGGTCTAGATTTTTCTACAGATGCGCAACCTTATTTCAGCAGAAGCGCAGTTACTATGAGACAAAGAGCTTTGCAAGCTATGTCAAATTCTGTTACAAATGCTAGAAGTGCTTTAGGTAATGAAGCATCTATTATGCATATGAACCGCGATTATTTTGCAACCTATGGAAGATTATGAAAAAACCTGACACATCATTTTTATATGAAACAAATGAATACGGCGTTGTACATCATAAAATACATGCTGAAGTTCCAGAAGACGTAATTCAATATTATAAAGAAAATTATGATATTAGAACTGATGTACATAAGACTTGTATATCTTGCCAAATTCGACAAATAGAAAAATATCCTGGAGAGGATAAATTTATAATTCCATGCAAGGGTATACCAAGAGGGTTGCCACCGGGTTCTGCTGAGAAATTAGAAGAAATTTCTAAAACCTCTGGCGTTCCAAAGGAACAAGCTAAGCGTTTAATGTTAGCTACAATTGACCCTGTTGCTTGGGCTGAATTAATGTTTGGTTTTGATGATAAAGATAATAAATGGAAATTAAGAGCATATCAAAAAGAACAATTAAGATGTACTTCTAAACGTATTGCAATTAGAGAAGGACGTCGTTCTGGTAAAACGTTTATGAGCGCGCTTAAATTACTTTATTACGCATTTAATTTAAAGGTATCTAAAGGACGTGATTTGCAAGGTAGAGAGGTTATGCTAGGACCAAGCATAATGATAGTTACTCCTTATCAGGCTCAATTAACTAATATCTTTGAGGAAATGGAAAGATTAGTAAAACGTAATTATGAATTAAGATCAGAAATAGTAAGTGGAACTGGAGATAATCTTTATATTAAAACGCCAACCTTTAAAATGGAATTTAAAAACCAAGCTTCAATTACAGGTTTTGTTTCTGGTATTGGTATGCGACAAGACGGTTCTGGTGGTGGTACCATGCGTGGTTTCTCTGCTGATATTGTTTATCTTGACGAAATGGATATGATTCCAAAAGATGTATTAGATAAAGTTATTAATCCTATTTTAGCTACTACACCAGATACAATGCTTATAGCTACATCAACACCAATTGGTAAGAAATCTAAGTTTTATGAATGGTGTTTAGAGCGTCCAGATTTCAAAGAAGACTTTCACCCTTCAAGTGTAATTCCTCACTGGGAACAAATAAAAGAAGAGATCATTAGAGAATCTACTAAAGAATCTTTTATGGCAGAATATATGGCGGTTTTTGTAGACTCTGAATCAGGTGTGTTTAAATCTGAATGGATTCAAAAAGCTCGCGCAGATTATACATATTTAGATGCGTCTAACCCTTCTAAGATTAGTGAACTTGGTATTCAGAATTCATTAAACAGAACTGTTGCTATTGGTATTGACTGGAATAAAAATGCTGGTACTGAATTCTACGTTATCGGATATTTTCCTGTAGCTCAAATGTGGGTAGCTTTAGATGCCTTGAATATTCCACACGAGGAATATTCAGCTAAACGTTGGATCAGTGAATTAATTAAATTAAATTTTAAATGGAAACCAAATTATATATATGCAGATGAAGGTTATGGACATACTATTATTGAAGATTTAAGATATGAAACTTATAGACTTAGACAGAAACAAAATAAAACCGCTGTTGATTTAGAAACAGTGTTGATACCAGATAGACTTACTGCGTTTAATTTCTCTTCTAATGTAGAATTAAAAGATCCAGTAAGAAATGAAATAATTAAGAAACCTGGTAAAAACTTCTTAGTAGAGAACGCACAGCGTATTTTTGAAGAAGGTTGTTTTGTTTTTCCGGCCGAAGATGAAAAATTAAAAAATCAATTACAGAATTATGTAATTGCAAAACGTCATCCAAGTACAGGAAAACCTGTATATGGAATGCTTAATGATAGAATTGGCGACCATAGACTAGATGCTTTAATGTTAGCTCTTGGTGCTTTAGTATTAGAAGAATCAGTATATAATGGCAAATCTATGATGCCATCAGTACCGTCCTTTCATAAACGTAATGAAACTTCAAATGAATATATTTCGCCATCTATTGAAGCTGATGAAAAATTAAATGACATGAAAAAGAAAAACTTTCCTGGTCAAGTTAATATCTTAAAGATTCTAAGAGGTGGCGGTTCCGAAACAGAAGATAAAATTGCTAAAGAAGTTTACAAGCAAGATGGATTACCTGCTTATCAACCAAAACAGAATCAAAAGGATCGTAGCTTGATTAAACAGAAAGAGTTATCTATATTAGAAGGTATAGAAAATTGGAAACAAAACCCAAGCCAAAACACAGTTTCTTCATTTGGTGTTGCTCCAAAAAGAGGACGTTTTGGTAGCAAGAATAGGAGTTGGTAATGACTATACCTCAATTATTTAATAAATTAATGGGTAGAGGTGTTTTAGGCAATGTTGGCGATGCTGTAGTTAGTATGGGGAAAGAAGCTCAAGAAACCTATAAACAACACACTAATGCGGTTGGTAAAAATGTATTTAAAGATTATGATAAAGCTCCAATTGAACCTACTTTTGCTCGCGTAGATGAGAGTATTTACGGTAGTGATCCAACGACACTTGCTGCAATACCAACAAGAACAAGAACTGCTACAGAAGAAATGCTTTTTAATGAAATAACAAATAGAAATACTCAAAGGCAAGCTTACTCAACTTATGATGCTCAAAAAAAAGTTTATGATGAACAACAGGGTTTGATGAGTAAATTATCTGGAGATGTATCATTAGGCAAAGATGAAACAAAAGAAACTGTTTTAGCAGCAGCTCAAAAAGCAGGCACAATTAATGAGTCACAAAAGTCAGCCTTAGATTATTTTATGGTTCAAAATCAAGGAAAAGCTTATACTCCTGATAGCATTGATAAAACTTTTGCAGTAAGAGATGAAAGCGTTGTTGATAAATTTCAAACAAAATCTGCTACATTCTTAGAAACACCAACTTCTATGCCTGGTATGTCTAAGATTGGAGATGATGGTGATAAGAATCAATTTGCTTTAAAAAATGATTTAATTACTCTTGGTGCAGGTGCTGCAGTTGGTGGTATAGTAGGTTCTGCAATGTATGATAATGCAGAAGGTGGTATGCTTACAGGGTTAGCTGGTGCTGGTTTAGGTCGTGGTATTGCGCGCGCAGTAAATAAAAATATAGATTCTATTAGTGCTTATGGAATGAAAACTGTACTTGGTGATCAATTAGTAAAAGAGGGGGATAAAGTTGGTTATGGTATTGATAAAGCCAAAATGCAAAAGCTTGGTTTTACAGATGCAGATAAATTAGACGTAGATGTCACTACTGGTAAAGTAACTCAAGGAGGAAAAGATTTTGATTTAGAAGCCCAAAGAAAAGCTACTGAAGCAAATGCTAAAACTGAATTGACTATGGAAGATATTGGTTTAGGTGCTAAGGTTGGAAACAAAGATGAAAAAGTTGGTACTTTTACTCAAAGAATAATAAATGAAGAAGAAAATACTTTTAATAAATCTGTAAGTGATATTAATGCCGAGCCTGCTATTGCTAGTCATAAAGCTACAGCGCCAACAATAGATCAAGAAATTAATGTTGGTGGTTATGATATAAACGTGCCAGCAAATACACAATTAACTGATGACATGATTAAGCAACAAGTTTTAAAACAAAGAGAAACAAATCTATTAAATGAAAAGAATACCATATCGAACAATGCAGGATTAACTAAAGAAGCCAGAGATAAACAATTATTTGAAAACGAAATGAAATCTCAAGCGTTTACTAAAGATGGTGCAAGAAATGCTTCTTTATTAGAAGATCAAGCTAAAGCTGCACATGCAGCTATTTTTAAACCACAGAAGAATGTTGCTGTCGATGCAAAACAAGCAGACACTATGAATCTAAATAATCTAAAAAGTAAAAAAGAAAATGATTTAGGTGCAGTTCAAAACATGGCTAAAAATATGTTGACGAATCCAGGCGGAGCGGGTAGACTTACTGGACAATACAGAAACATGATTCTTGGTGGTGCCGCTCTTTCTGGTGTTGCTTTTACATCTAATAAAAGAGATTATAGAAGAGGCATTAACGCTAATAAAGGAAATAGAATATGAGTTTAATTATTCAAAACGAATCTTTCGCAAATTTTGATCCAATACTAGATTCTTTTGTAACTTCTCACAATGGTTACACTGGTGGTGCTGATGAATTTTTATTTTATTTAAAGAATAATGATTTAAATAAAACTTATAGAAACATACAAATCAAACCAGTGTTTCATCAAGGTGAATTAGAAGAAGGTGCTGTACTTACTAATACTGGTTGGTCAGTTAAGATTGCTTATGGTTCAGATTTATTATCCGAACGTGAATGGGATGAAGTTCCAATTAATCAAATATGTGAAATAGAATCTATTAGTAATGATATTACTTTGCGCTATCCAGTTAGGGTAAGAATTTATTGTCCTGGAAAAGCTACTCCGCAAGTAAGATTAGATTTAAAACTTAATTTAAGTTATATAGAAGAAGTAGTTTAAATGAGTATTCCTTTTTTTAGTCAAATATATCGTGGCGAAGTTTCTAAAGATTACGGCGATGTAATTAAAAACTTTGCTGAAAAGAATGTAAATTCTTTCAAACCAGAAAAACAAAATCCAAATACAACTTCTGAAGCTGATATATTATCTCCTACTCAAGAAGAAGTAGAACAATTATTAGCTAAATCAAGAGCGCAACCAGATAAGGCTTACACTCAAGAAGAAGCTGCAATGGCAAAGAAGTTTATTGATGATTTAAAAATAGAATGTCCAATTGTTAGAAAAGATATATTTGATTTTAAATCTTCATTACACAATGACATCATGCAACAAACTGATAAGTTTTCATTAGATATTTCAAATAATATTACTTTAAAAAACTATGCATATGAAGTTTTTGAAACAAGTAAAAATAAAATAACTTATGAAGATTACATTGTTCTTCTAGAATTAAAAAAAGAAATAGAAACAAAAGAACAAGCTGAAATGATTTTGGAGGAAGAAAATGGGATTTTTGAGTAAATTATCTAAAGGCGAAATTTTAGAAACTGCACAAGAAGATAACTATATAGAAGAGTTGTATGAAAAATTGTTTGCAAAAATTGCTAGAGATTTTGCCGTTAAAGAAGATTTACAACAAAGTCAAATGGAATTCTTACAGAGAATGATGCTTGTATCTCCTCAATTTAATCAATCAATACAAGCTGATTCTTTATCTTTTTCTAATAACGATTATGCAATTAGAAAAGCTCAAGAATACAAAGAGAATTTAAAAAGACCTTTTCATAAACGTAGAAAATATAAGGATATTATTTAAATGAATGAAAGATATTATCAAGCGGTCATAGAATTAATTAATGCTTATGAACGTGGTTTGATTTTAAGTTTAAATAAAAAACATACCGAAACAACACCGAAAATATTAATGATGGCTCCATTACTTACAATGGAAGCCGCAATTGAAACATCTGAATTAGGTTTTGATTTGAATTTTGCTGATGTAGCTAGTAGAACACAAAACTCTTATAAAGAACCTGTATTTGAACAGAAAAGTTTTGCAGTTAAAGATGCTAATACGGGGGCTACTACTAATGTACAAAACAATAAAAAAGTAGAGAGCATATATGAAGAATGTTTAATTGACGGCCAACATATTACTGGTTCATCTAATCCTTCTATTATTGCAAATAAAACAAAGTTTGAAGCTAATAATATAGACTTTGGTGATATGTACTCTTACTCACCAACAAAAACACCTACTCTTAAATTTGGATATAAAGCTACAAATGATTTTAAATACAAAATAGATGTAATTCGCGATAAGAATGTTTCTAAATGGATTGATGAAAAAATGGCGTCATTTGATTCTAATGGCGATGGCATTCCAGATAAAGTTAATATATTTGGTTGGAAAACAAACTTTGGTTTAGAAAATTGTTTAAATTGTTTTTTTGACGTTAAATTTGATTTGTATATTCCGGCTTTAGAATGGGGTTTTGATTTAAGTAAGTTATTAAATAAAATAAAAAATCTTTTACAACAGATGAAAGCTGCATTAGATCCAACTGGCTTAATGCTTGGTATTTGTGCGTTTCTAGAAGCTCTAAAAAACAATGGTATTTGTCCAAAGAATTTACCACCACTAGCTATGCTTTTACCAACATTGTTTAGTAAATATACTTTTGATATGTTAGGTGTGCGTTTAAATTTAACTGGATTATTTTTGCCACTATTAAAAACTATTCTTGGTGCAATTATATCTACTATTGAAAATTTTCCAAGATTAATCAATCCTATATTTGATTGTTTAATTAACGGTTTAATTGGTGTAAATTATATAATTAAAAACTATATATCTGCATACGATAAAATTGTTAATGAAAGTATTAGCGCAATAAATACTATTGCTAGCGTTCCAAAAAGAACTTATAAGAATTTAAAAAATCTTTTTAGTTATATAACTACTTCTGATGAAGAAATGCTTAAAGAGATTGCTGACATAGTAGAAGATATGAAAGCAGTAGAAGAAGATTTACAAACTCAAGAAGAGAAAAGATTAAAAGTTAAAAAAGAAATAGCTCTATTAGAAAATCAATATGATAAATATGTTTTGGAATTATACGATTTTCTAAAAGGCACATCTTTAGTTAATCCTAATTTTAATTACGAACAAGCTAAGCAAAGAGTGTATCTTGGCGATAAAAATGCATTTAACCCAACTTTAGGTAGTTATAAATATCAACCAGTGTACGATATTTTATCTGGAAGAAATAATATAAATAGGCCTTTTGGTTCAGAAATAATTGATGCTATTGAAAAGAAAAGAAATATTTTAATTCAAGATAGTGACGTTAGGATTCTTTTATTAAGAACTTTTAAAAAGTATATTGATGACAATTTTGAACATTTCGAAGAAGGAAGTGACAATTATAAAGTTCAATTCGAAACACACCTTAAAGATACTAATAAATTAGAAGTTACTATTTTTGAAAAAAAACTTATCTTATTTAATTGGTTAACTACTAATAGATTGATAATAGTCGATGCTCCTGTTTCAAAAGAATTAGATGGTTTTTTATTTGTACCATATGAAACTTTTGCTAATTTTATTTATGGAAATGTTAATAAAGTAAGAGAAGTTTTAGATGGTTATATGAAGGGTTTTGCAGAATTTCATGATAAGCAAATGGAAAAATTAAAACAATATAGCGGGGATCAGTTAAAATCAGACGCATTAAAACAAACATTAAAAAACAACTATGAAAGTGCAATGGATATTTGGGATGATAAACAAAGACGCGCTAAATTAATTGAAGGCACTAGAACAATTAACGAACCAACAAGAAGAAACGTTTTTACTTCAATTTATGAAGATGCAAAAAAACAATTAGCAAATTCTGAATCTGGTGGTAGTGATGGGTTGGGATTTAATACTAATGATTGGTTGAATCCTAAAACCTTTCAAAAAGAAGATTTGAAAAAAGGTAAATTAGGTTTAACTACAATTGATGATCCTTTGCTGGCAACTTATGGGGTTCAAGGAAAACTTAATTATATCGAAGAACCACCTTTGATTACTTATAAATCTAAAATGCTTGAAAAATATAAAGGTTCATCTGTAAATCTTACTATCGAACGCGGCATATTATATTTAAAAGAATTAAAAGGGTATATAAATACTTTCTTTGGAAATCTAATTAACTCTTTTAAAGCTTTATCTTTCTATATGAAAGATACATTGGATTTAGATATTAAAATAAATGGTTCAATTTTAGAAATATTACATTTAATTAGATTCTTTAAATTAATCTATAAACTTATTCAGAACGGTTTAACTGATTGTAAAAAGATAAAAGAAAATCCAAGAATGGCTCAAGGAATAATTAATCAATTATATACTAATGCTGGTAATCCAACTATTAGCGTAATGCCTACTGTTCCAAACCCATTAGATCCAAGTTTAAATCAAATGTCTTTGGAAACAATAAATAAAAAGCTTACTGTAGCTAACAATCTTACTGGTAAAAAATATCATATTGATGCTGTTGATTGCCAAGAAATTGGAAACATAAAGCTAAATGATAATAATCTAGAAGATATTTATAAACAAATGCTAAACAATTTCTACAATAAGGGGTAATTATGGGTTGGCTTGACTTTTTAAATAATACAGAAAATAAAGAAAATGATTCTGAACAAAAGAAAAAAGAACAAAATGCAGCTACAAAAGATAAATTTGAAAATACTGGAGAGAATTTAAACGGCACACTTAGTGATTTTCAAAAACTTTTAATAGATTTAGAAAAACAAAGAAGACAAATAGAAGGTGAACCTCCATTAGCGCCTAATGATCCCTTATTGAATATCGGTAAGGAACCAGAAAAAGGTGGCGTTGGTACTGAAACTCAAGCTACTTCTGCTAGTACTTCTGAATTAACTCCAGCTGCACCAACAAAGAAATCAGATACTAAATTTTATTATTATACTGATGATGAAGGAAATATAAGAAAAACAACTGACTTCATGTACTGGTATGAAGATCATGGACAAGGTGCAGTTAATAGAGGTTATAAAGAAAAAACCACTACCGTTTCTTCCGAAACAATTGATGATCCATCTAAAATACCTTACGAAACTGATGAAATAAAAAACAGAGAAATAGCTACTGATTCTTTTAAAATTAAAATAAAAAAGAGAAGTACTGGAGATATATTATACGAAACAGCATTAATGATGGAAAGAGAGCAAGCTTTAAAAAGAAAATTAACTCCAAAAGTAAAAAGAGAAGCTAAATCTTCTTATAAACCTAAAAAAGAAATAAACAAAAATATAAAAGTCATTCCTTTTGATGAAAAGAATAGTTATTTAAATAATGCAACTGCTTGGATAACCGATCCTACACAAAAACAAGAGAAATTTTCTTTATTTTTAAATCCAGAAGATGAATTAAAGTTTAAACAAACAAATAAACCTAGCATTTCTTTAAAAATTGAAGATAGAAAATTCACACAAATGGAAAAAGATATTTTGCAAAGTATGATTGATGACATTGCAGATGTAAGTAATTATTTAAGAATAATCGACAAAACGTATTCTTCCAAAAACAATAGTATTACAAGCGTTTTGGAAAACTTAAAAAGAAAACAAAAAAAATCAAATTCTATTCCTCAAGAATTACCAAAAAAACCAGTTATAGATTTTCAAAAAGTTTTTGAAAATGCAATAGACAACATTGAATTATACAGAGATCCCGCAACCGAAAACAAAACAACTCTTCTAAGACAAGAAAATCCAGAAGATTCTAATAAACCGGCATCAATCCAATCAGTAAAAGTTAGATATGAAACTGGGTCTAACCCTAAAAGAAAAAAGATACCAGTTATAGATTTTGAAAAAGTTTTTGAAAATGCAATAGACAACGTTGTTATATATAGAGGGCCTATGATTCCACCGACTACTGATAAACAAATGTTAAAACAAACTAGGGATCTTTTTAAAAAGATTAGAAAAGCAGAACCAAACTATAAATGGAAAATGTAGGCTTGAACAAATATGATTATTAATATAGAATTTGCAAAAGAACAGAGAGGTAAGAATGTCTAAATTTAATTTAATAAATAAAGCCTTTAAAACTTTAGATATACAAAAAACAGCACAATCATTAGAAGATAATAATAAACCCTTATGGATTGAAAATATTCCTGGCGTAAGAATTAAAAGATTAGACAATAAATCTTACTCTTATAATGACAGATTTAGAGGCAATTGGTTTAAGCCAGAATACGATCTTACCGAATTGCAAATTGCTCAAGATACAGATGCGTATTTATTTAAAGCTATTCAAAAGAAAGTACATAAAATTATTCTAGCTGGTTGGGAATTTGTAGGTAAAGATAAAGAAGTAGTTAATTATATTAAGAAACGTATAAGAGAAATAGAAATTGTATCTGGTAAAGCTTTTGATGAATTAGTAATTAGCACTGCTCATGATCTTGCTAGGTATTCAAATTGTATGTGGGTAAAAGTAAGAGATCCAGAAGCCTCTTCTGGTGTGATTAGACCGCATCAAAATAAAGAATTAGATCCTGTTGCTGGTTATTTTATTCTTCCATTTGAAACATTATGGTTCAAAGTAAAACCTAATGGTGAAATAAAAAAGATTATGCAAATTATGCATAATACAGCGCGAATGAAAGAATGGAATCCGGAAGATGTGATTCATTTCTACACTAATAGAAAACCAGGTTTTGCAATGGGTACTCCTGAGGTATTACCAGTATTAGAAGACTTGGCTTTATTAAGAAGAATGGAAGAGAACGTAGAAGGATTAGTAGACGCAAATTTAAATCCTTTATTTCATTATACAGTTGGTACTGACGAACATCCTGAACGCTATGGACCTGATGGTACAAAAGAAACAGATATAGTGCGTCAAACAATTGAATACATGCCTAGCGGTGGTATTTTTGTGTCTGATCATAGACACAAAATTGAAGCTATTGGATCTGAGGGTAAAGCTTTAAATGCAATTGAATATTTAGAATATTTTAAGAAAAGAGTATTCGCTGGATTAGGAGTTAGTCCAATGGATATGGGTGAAGCTGATTCTGCAAATAGTAGTACAGCAAGTACTTTATCTAAATCAGCTATTCAAGATGTAGAAGCCTTACAGGCTAATATAAAAATCTTTATTGATAATTATGTAATTAATGAATTGTTAATTGAAGGTGGTTTTACAGATGCAATTATGGATCCTGAAAAACGTGTAGAAATTAAATTTGGTACGGTAGATAAAGAAGAGAAATCTAAATTAGAAAACCAAACTATTCAACTGTGGTTAAATAAATTAATCACAGAAGATGAAGCTCGCAAACGTTTAGGCGAAAAACCAATGGAAGATAAGAATAGAGAACATACTTATTATAAATTGTATGAAGAGCCCGCAGCATTATTAAAAATAATGGGTTCTGCAGTTGACGCTTCTGCACAAGCCTTAGCTAAAAATCCTTCTTCTAATTTGACTGAAGAACAATTGAGTAAAGAAAAAAATGAAAAGCAGAAACAACAAGAAAAATTTACTCAGAACCAACCACAAGCTCAAATGAAGGGTAATGTAATAAAGCCCGGAGCAGCTAATCAATCTAATAATCAAGCTAGACCTGAAAATCAAAAAGGTGTAAGAAATGCACCAAAATTTAATAAAGATGAAACAAATGATAAAAATAACTTGATTTCAGAGACTCTGGATAAGATATTATCTAATGAAGAAATTGATAAAGTTTTAAATGACTTTATTGAAAAAGTAAAATAGATGGAGAATAATCAATATGCCTAATATAATTAAGTTTAATGATTACGTTCAAATTAATCCTGATAGTAAAATTTTAACTTTATCAAAAGAAGACAAAATTAAAATTACAGATAATTTGATTACTAATTCTTATACTAAAGGTAAGGGGTTAGTAATTACTTACGACCTTTCACATTCTGGTAGAAAAATTAATAATAGAGTTTATAGTGCGCGTGGACAACGTAAAGGTGTTGAATCTTTAACTAATCCTTTTAATAAACCAATTTTAAAACATCACGACCAACATACCGATCCTATTGGTAGATTTATTGGTGGTGAATATCAAGATTTATCAGAACATATTATGAGTCATTTAAGAAATGACTTGTCTGCTTATAATCAATTGCGTCATGCATTTGATGCTGATGAACCAGAATACATGTATCGCTCTTTAAAGAAATATGAATTATTAACTAATTCTACTTGGCCTGGTATTGGTAGAATGCGTGTAAAAGCTAATATTACAGATGAAGATGCTATTAAAAAGTTTCTTGATGGTAGATATTTAACTTTTAGTGCAGGCTCATCAACCAATAGACATGTTTGTTCTATTTGTAATGAAGATTGGGCTACTAATGGACCTTGCGAACATACTCATGGTAGAGACTATGATGGCGAAATGTGTGTATTTATTTGCGGCGACTTTATTGTTCATGAAGGTTCTGTAGTGAATACACCTGCTGATAATTTCTCTCAAGTAGTATCTATTGAAAGAATGACTGATTCAGAATTACCAATTAAAGAAAAACAAATAAAAGACAATAATGCAATTGAAATCATATTTACTGATTTTGAAATGGAAAACAATAATGACGTTCAAAACGAGAGAGGATCTTCCGATGAGTCCAACACCAATGAAAAAACCAATGAAACCCAAGAAGACAACCAAGAAACAGCCAACGAAGAAATACTAGAGGATTTTGATTTTGTCTCTTTAGATGAAAAAACATTTAAAGTACCTGCAGGTGCAAAAGGTAATGCACAAAAGGTTCTTGATTGGAAAGACAAATATGGATCTGAAGTTAAAGGTATGACTGCTGTTGGTTGGGCGCGTGCAAGACAATTAGCTACTAAATCAGAAATTGGACTTAGTACTGTTAAACGCATGGCTATGTTTAATCGTCATAGAAAGAATGCAGAAGTAGATCCTCAATATAAATCTGAACCATGGAAAGATCGTGGATATGTTGCATGGTTAGGTTGGGGTGGTACTTCTGGTATTGATTGGGCGATTAAAATTTCTGAAGCTAATAATGATGCTGAAATTGAACAAATAAACAAAGAATTTGAGGTTAATATGTCAAACGAAAACCAAGATTTAACAGCCGAACAAACTGTTATTAATAATGAAGATCAAAATATTGATTGGTTCACACTTGATCTGGCATTAACTGCACTAATGGAAGATAAAGCTCTTTCTGCAGAAGCTAGAAATAGATTACCAACTGATGTATTTTGCGGGCCAGATAAAACATTTCCAGTACCTGATTGCGCTCACGTTACTGCAGCTAGAAGATTGATTAATCAATCTAAGCTTTCAGACGATCAAAAGAAGAAAGTTCTATCTTGCGTTAGTGGTAAATCAAAATCTTTGGAATGCGAAAAATCTAAAGACCAATTAGATATTGAATCTTTGCAAGTTAAATATGATTCAGCGATTTCTAGAATTTCTGAATTAGAAGAAAAGATTAAGCAAATGCTTGAATTATTTGTAGCGAAGAGTCAAAATAAAGATGCAGAAACAAGTGTCAATAATGACTCTCAAAATAATGTAAATATTGACACAAATATTTCTGTAAATAATGACACTGAAAATACTGTAAAAATTAACGAAAATAACCTTGACTTGCTTACCAAAAATGTAGAGAATCCATCTCAACACTTAGGAGATAGCGAAAACGTGATTAATACTAAGCCTACAACAAAGCTTGATGCATTTGAACAAAATATTTGTGACCAATATTTTTCAATTAAAACTCAGTTTGGAGTTGATGCGGCTGAAGATTATTTATTTACTCAAGCAAGTTATTTACCACGCGGCTTTCATCCAGAAAACTTTACAAACAATTAATCATAGGAGTTATTAAATATGGCTATTGATAGATTCCAAAGTAGGTTTAAAACTCGTAACGATCTGATGGATCAGATTACACCAAATAACGTAGTTCAAACCAACGTATCAGTTCCAGCAGGCGAATGGAAACCAGCTGATTGGCTTCCAGTTGTATGGCAAAATCAAAGATCTAAGGACTATTTCGTAATGTCTGCAGGTAAGATTGTATCTTTCTTTGCTGATGGTAGAATTGTTCCTTCCGGTCTTCTCGCAAAAGTAAGTGGCGCAGCTGATACAGATGCTGTTCTTCTTACTTATTCACAACTTGATGCTGAAGCACGTGCACTAGATGTAAGAACAAATAGATTTGTTGATTCTACATCTTTGCTAGATGCTAGTGTTACTCTTGAACAATTTGTAATTGCTCTTAGAGATCGTGGTCTTATTGCTGTAGATCATGCAGCTTTTGGTCAAGGTGCAGCTCTTGCAGATTTCCAACAAGCTGTTTATGATTGCATTTCTTCACCAGTTGGTGTACTTGCTTATGATGTATTTGTATGGGCTGGTGATAATCCTGCTAATTTACATTTTACAAATTATCAAAAACAACATTTGATTCAATTCTTTACAGATGTTCAAATGAGAGTTCCTCAAGTTGCTGTTTCTGGCGGTACAAAAGTTGTTGCTGCTGCTGATGTAATTTCTGGTGCTACTTTGGCTTCTATGGCTCGTTATGCTGGTCTTCCAGTTGAAGCTCTTGTTGCCGTTCAACTTGGTACACCTGGTTTAATTGCAGCTAATACTAAGAGGACTCCTATGTCTTGGACAAACCTTGCTGCTGGCGCTTCTACACGTTTGCGTAGCGGTGTAGATCTTCTTGCAAAAGAAGGCGATTGGTTTGTTGATGAACCTGCTGGCATGTTGATTATGTTCTCTCTTAATGGTGCTGGTGCTGCTCTTCCTGCAGTATTTGCTAACAAGACTTTAAGTTTCTATGTTTATGATGGTGCAGCTTCTCATCAAGATCGTATGCAACATTTTGTTGGTGCTGGTAAGCCTGGTGATTTTGTTACATTTGATGAACATTCAAACTTTATTTCTGTTCCTGCTGCTGATGTCGGTGATGCTTTTGCAAATGGTATGATTTGTGGCCGTTTACTAAGTATTTTCAAGGAACCAAAGAGTCTACTTGAAAGAGTACGTACTGGCTTCCAAGGCGATGAATTTGGTCCTACTGGCAAGATGCCTGGTAGTGCTACACAAGGTTTCTCTGATTTGATTACTCTTTCACAAGAAGTTGTAGCTGATCAGATTGTTGTAATTAACGTAAAGTTTATTTAATAATTAGGAGAATATTATGCCAGTTTTAAAATTAGTCGACGGTACAGAATTATCCTTACCAAGTAACCAAAAGCAAGCAGCTCGCTTTCTTGCTGACATGATCCGTAGTAATGGTCATGTTCCTAATTCAGATCAAAAAGTATCTTGGAAATCTTTTGCTGAAACAATCAGTCCTAAGAATAAAGATTTAGTTAAGGCTTCTGAAATTACACCTTTGCTTCAAACTTCTATGGAAATTTTAATCCGTGAACCTGTTGAACCAAATGCAATCATTACACCTTTATTTACTCGTATTCAAGCACAAGGCCTTAACACTCAAATTTTGATGGGTGCTATGGGTGCTGTATATGCTGGTGATGTACAAGAACTTGGTACATATCCAGAAGTTAATTTCCAAATGGGTGGTGCTGTTTCTACAGCTTATATCGGTAAGAGCGGGATTGCTGCTTCTTTCACTGATGAAGCTCTTCGTTATAGCACATTTGATATCATGGCAAAGAACCTTGAACTTATGGGTAATGCACTTGTACGTCACAAGGAACAAAAAGCTGTCGCTTTCTTGAAGCAACTTGGTACTTCTTTGTATGACAATATCAATCCTTCACATTCTATTTATGGCGTAACCACTGGTCGTGGTTTGGCTGCTAATAAACTTGTTGGTAATGGTACTTTGTCCATGGACAACCTTATGCGTGGTATGGCTCATATGGCTGAAGAAGGTTTCTCAGCTACAACATTGCTCATGCACCCATTATTCTATTATTCATTTATTCAAGATCCTATTTTACGTCAAATGATGTTGATGCATGGTGGGGGATCTTGGTTCAATGCATATACTGGTGCACCTGGTGTATTGACTCCTTATAACAATGGTACAATGGGCGCTATGGGTCCAACCAATGGTACAAAGATCAACAATGGTCGTGGTATTGGTTCTTCTGGTCAAGGCAGCAATGGTTCTGAAATTTCTTCAGTAACTGCTCGTTCACAACAAGCTACTTCTGCTCCAAACCTTCCAAGTTATTTCCCATTTAACTTCCAAATCCTTGTATCTCCTCTTTGTCCTTATGATCCTGTTTCTGAAACAGGGGATATCTTCTTGCTCTCTGGTGGTAACATTGGTTATCATTTGGTTGATGAAGAACCTACAACTGTTGAATGGCGCGATGAAAACACAGAATCTGTCAAGGTTAAGATCCGTGAACGTTATGGTTTTGCTGTAGCTCATGAAGGTCAAGGCGTTGGCGTATTTAAGAATGTTAAGAGATCTGAACAATTCTGGGATGGTACTGTTAAGGCTCTTGCTGAAATGGAAGACCTCTCTGAATCAGGCGTCAAGGGTAACATGTAATATCTCCTTGAAAACTGTAGAATAATCCTGTAGCTTATAAGGGAGGCGGATCCGCCTCCCTTATTTATTTATAGGAGAATAATATGTCTTGGTTTAAATCAAAAAAAGAATTAGAATTATATATGGAAGATGACTTTACGTACGATCCATCCAACCCTTATACTGCAATGATAGAAGAAGAATTTATTGAAGTTAAAATAGGTGCAAAAACAAATGACAATAAACTTGATGACAGAACTTTGCTACCCACAGAACCAATCGACGAACATACCGATAGGGTCTAGTCTTTATTTAGTTTTTGATAAAGAGGTAGATTTAGAATCTATACGTAGCTCGGTTATTTTATTTGGTAATGATTCAGATCGTACTGTAATGCCTGATAATGCATTATGGATTAATGAAAAACAAGGTGAGAATAAGGACTTTTTAAAAAGTCCTGGATATAAAGGCTTTTGTGAGTTTGATGTTGATATAAAATATTTAGATGCTCAAACTTTAGAAGTAATAGACGTTAATAATGATTTTGACAGAACATTATATTATTGCGGCGTAATAATAACTCCTAAGATTACATTTGCAGTTAATACGGAATATACATTTTATATAATTGGTGCAAATACTCAATCTTTGGATCCAATATACCAAACAAACAAAGCTGTATCTTTACGTACTGTTTATTCTCCAAAATTAATTGATACATTAGATTCTAGAATTAAGATAAGAGGAAATTATAAAGGAAAAGAATTAAATGGAAATAATTTAAATATTCAAATTGTTTCTTCTGGTAATGGTAATGTTGCACAATATGTATATTGGTTTGACGATCAAAATATTGATATGTCAAAAGTATCTAGATGTTCTGGACGTTGGAGATCAATAGATAAAGGTTTAGTAATTAAGTTTGATGATACTCAATATACTGAAGGCGAAATTATTACTATTAAATGCTATCCTGTCGATTTATTACAAGATAGTTATATAGTTAAATTTACAACAAATGACGGCTCTATATTTATTGAACCAGAACCAGATTATAGAAGTACAAGTCCAATCAATACAGTAGTACAAGTAGATCCAAATGATAAACTTTTATCAATTATTTCTATTACTCCTGCAAGTGGTGAAGTTAATGTACCAATTGAATCAAATAGAATAGTAATTACTTTTAATAAGAATATAGATCCCGCAACAATTACTCAGGATACTATTAAATTACAAGCATTACCAGTAAGTGGATTCTATGATGATGGTCGTGATAAAAAAAGAGAATATAAATTGTATAAGATACTATCAGTTGAAGATAATAAAGTAATCATAGAATTTTAGGAGTTATAAATGCGCAAAATAAATTTGAATTCATCTATTAAACTTAAAGTTCTATTTACTGATTTTTCTGACAATCCAGTAGATCCAGAATCTTTTTACTTAATAATTACTAAACCAGATCAAGAACAAATTACTATTGATGTTGGTTTTGTAAGAGTAGAATTAGGTTATTATTATTTAGATTTTAATAATACTAACTTAGAAGGTGTTTATACTGAAGAATGGATAGCTACTATCAATGGACAAGAGATTTCATTTGATTTTCAGTTTGAAGTATTAGGCGGCGGCAAAATACAACAAAAACAAAATTTAATTGATTATAATCAAGTTATTCTTGTTTCATTATCTAATGAGATATCAGCTCTTGACGGTTCTAAATTAGAAAACAATGAAGAAGCTTATTACTGTACTGAATTTAATCCTTTTTATGCACCAATTGAAATGTTGAGAGTAGAATGTGGTAGCTGGATGAGTAACATTCCAGATGACACATTAGCACTAGCAATTCATTGGTCTTCAAAAAAAGCCGATGATATAACTCATCACAAACCAGTAGGGCCTAATTATTATTTTGCCAGAACCAGATTTGTTTTGTTTGACGCAGCTATTAGTCTTTTTACAATGCCTGTTGGTTCTTATGGTTCTAACTCTCAAACACATAAAACACTTGGTGATTTATCAGTTCAAAATTCTGATCTTGATCTCGATATTAAAGACTTACTTAAAGAATATAAAGAACAAAGAGATGAATGGTTTAGAGTAGTTAATGCCGGCGGACATATTACTATTGGTCAATCTTTAGGACCAACATTTGCAGAGAAATCTATTGCTAGAAAAGACAAAAATATGGTTTCTCGTCAATGGCATGATCCTTGGAACGAATACTATTGGGTACCAACTGCTAATGCTAAATATAAGAAACCTGGTGAATCTAAATACAAATCAGGGTTTACTATTTGGAATTACTATTACTTTAGCACACAAAGACTTGGTAGAGGTCAATGATGTTTAAACGTACTTTTCACGTAGTTAATAGAGAGAAAGATTTAAGAAGAACTTTTGATGACTTTATTCTTGGAAAGTCTGGTGGTATTAAACATGCTCATAAAGTTTTAATTCGTCGCGCAAGATTAAAAGATGATAAAGTTTTAAAATGCAAATGCGTTGATTTTTTAACTGATGAATCTGCAACTGAAACATCTTGTAATTATTGTTTAGGAGAAAAGTATATTTGGGACGAAGAATTTACAGAATGTTACAGTATGTTAAAAGATTCTACTTTAAGTAGCAAAATAAGAAAACGAGAATTCGGTGAATTAAAAGTAAGTTATCGTACTTTTTACTTTCGCTATGATACTAAAATCGATTATAATGATAAAATAATTATGATGAAACTTGATTTAGAAGGAAAAGTGATGATACCGTACAAACGAGAAGTCATTTATCGGCCCGAAACAATTCAAGTTTATAGATCTGATTTTGGCAGAGTAGAATACATTGCTGTACATTGCCGAGAAGATCAAGCTATAAGACTGGAGAAGTGAATGAGTAGATTTCAATACGACGAACAAGAATTTCAAAGCGCGCAAGAGTTTATTCTTAATATTATTGACCAAGAAGGAAATCTTACAAATAGAATTTCTACTAACGTTGTTTTGAAAAATCCTTATGAATTAAGAATAAATGACTTTCTACCTAATACAACTCCTTTGACTTTAAATGAATTTTTTTCAACTTGTTCTAATTTAATTACAGATTCACAATTAAAAAGTGGAATTATTGAAAATAAACTTGTTAAGCTTGTGGAAGAGTATCCACCAACTAGCATGGCTGAATACGGAGATGAAGTTATAACTTACAAAGTTGTTTCTAGAAGACCTGGTATGATGAATAGAGATGCTACTGGTAGGCCAGTTCGTAAGAGTACTTATTCTTATGAAACTCAAATTGTAGACGAACCAAACAAAAATATATTTGTTGAATCTCGACCGGTAGATCACATTGTTGAATTTACTTGTTGGGCTAAAACAAACAAACTCGCAAACTCAAGAGCTATTTGGCTAGAAAAACTTTTAGTAAATAATTCTTATGTGTTTGAAATAAAAGGTGCAGAGAGGTTTTTTTGGGAAGAACGTACAGCTGACGGTTTTGAAGATATTGAGAACCAAAGACTTTACTATAGACCAATTAGATTCTTTTTACGTTTTAGAGAGTTTGATATGAAAGCATATTCCATTATAAGACAATTTAACATTAATGTTTCCAAAGCATAGGAGGCTTTATGGCTTATAGAAATTTTTATAGTAGATTACCAGGTGTTCAAGCAACATTTAACGACGGTAATTTAGCAAGAATAACTCCAGAAGTTAAAAGTGGTGCAAAGTTTTTAATTGCTTCTTCCGCAGAACAAGGTTTTACAAACCGTTTATATAGCGTTGATTCCATCGATTCAGTACTTACTGAATTTGGTGAAAATTCTTCTATTGCTAAAGCTGTTCAATTAGCTAAAGTTAATGGCGCACAAAATGTAGATGTAGTTAAAGTAAATGGTAAGCAAGCTCATCTTCTTATCAAAAAATCTATTGCAGGTGCTGATTTTCAAAAAGAAACAATTATTAAAATCAGTCCAAAACGTACCGGAAAAATGTTTGTTGGTACTACTAATGCTAGTGGTTCAGACACTACAGTAGATATTTTAGCTGGTTATGCAATTGCTTTGTTGCCATTTAAAAAAGGTAACATTTTTAAGCAAAGAATTTTAGCTTATCAAATCAACAATGTGAATCAACCAAGAACATTAGTTTATGATAGCGAAATGCTTTTAGCTACTAATCTTGCTTCTTTTGATATTGAAATTAACAATGAACCAGGTAATGATCAAATTCTTGTAACCCCTGAATTTTTCAATACTACTGGTGCTCAAGGTTTTGAAATTAGTTTAGAAGATGCAGTTACCGCTTTTGATTACAAGCAAATCAAAGTGACTCTTTTGCAAACTTTGTCTCAAATTTCAGCTGCTGATATCTCTGTTTTTCAATCTGACAAGTCAGCTGATAGTTTACCTTCAGAAGATAACGGTTATAGCGTAATTAAGTTCGAACCAGAAAATATCGATCAAGTTAGTCATCTTGAAAGATTTGCTGGTCTTGAAGTTAAATATCATGATTTAGATTATCTAGATGCAGATTTTATTTATTGTGATGGTTGTTATGCTGATATTGCACCAGTTGAATTAGGTGCACTTAGTGCTAGTGAAAAATTAGAATATGGCGCTCATAAACTTGGTTATATGTGGAAATATATATACGAAGGTAAACCATATGTATTTTTCTTTGGTCGCAAGAATCCT